TAATAATAATGTATTATTAATTTGCATTTCTAATATATACTGCATAATATTGCATTATTATAAATAAGTAAATGCTCAATATTATGGATATACATACTTTAAAAGAAAACTTGAGAAGCGGTGACGCTTCATTGATTTCATCTATAGTAGGCTGTACCCAATCATTAACCCATAAAGTTCTTAGTGGAGATATAAACCATAAAACATACAGGGGAGAAAGAATTCTAGCAGTTGCTACCAAAATTATATCCTTTAGATCAGAGCTTAAGAAAGAATTCAACATAGCAAACTAATATGTACAAATATTTTAATGACATATTAGTAGTTCCCACAACCAAGATATCCAAGGCAGGTATAGCGTCAGATGCGTACATCAGAAGGTTAATAGCTGATGGGAATATCATCAAGGAGCGTAGAGGTGGAAGAGGCAGATCCGCTCTAATACAATGGAACTCAATTCCTACGAAAATTAAAGAGCAATATAAATATGTGTATGGCGATCCTCATAAAAGCATCAGTGTGTTATCCAATCTTATTCAACACAATAAAGAAGCATCACAGTTTTTTGACTCCTTCCAATTAATGGATGGCAGACCTCTTCCAGATGACAAACAAAGACAGTACCGCGCCAATGTCAACGTGCTTGACGGTATTAATGCGCTGATAGCTATGAGACGGGGAATGCGTAAAAAGCTATCTGGAGGCCTGACTGGCATCTGGAATAGTATTAGCGAGGATGTTAATAATCTTGACAGATTAGATTGGCCTCACACCTTGCCATCTAATACAAGATCCCTAAAAAGAAAACTAAAAGATTACAACGATAGAGGTCCTATAGCGATAGTTCACAAAGGATATTGCAATGATAATAGTAGAAAAGTAGATGATCAGTTAGAGCATCTTATATTATCGCTATACTGTATGCCTGAGAAGCCATACATTACTACTGTCCATGAGTTATACCATGATTTTGCAAAAGGCAAGATTACAGAGATCTACGATGTTGTGACTGGAGAATTATTAGAGCCTAAAAATTTCCTTACAGACGGTGTAGTGACAACCATATCAGAGGGAACTATCTGGAATTATATCACAAATCCTAAGAATACAGCTTTACTCGCTAAGCATAATAGATCGTCACTGGAGTTTAGCGGTAGCTACAGACCTCACCATAATAGACATAAGCCCATATACGCTCTTAGTAAGGTCTCTATGGATGATAGGGATCTTCCTAGAAAGATGCACAATGGAAAACGGGTAAAGGTTTATTATGCGTATGATGTCACAAGCGGTTGTGTTATAGGTGCTTCCTACTCACTAAAAAAAGATACGGATCTCTTCTTAGAATGTATGCGAGCTATGTTCCGCACACTGAGACGAAATAACCTAGGAATACCTATGGAGGTAGAGGTAGAGCATCACTTAGTAAACACATTCAGAGATGGTATGATGAAGGCTGGAAATCTATTTCCATTTGTGCGCTTCTGTAACCCTGGAAACTCCCAAGAAAAACATGCAGAGCATTTTAATAAAGCCAAGAAATACGGATTCGAGAAAAAGTATCAGGAAGGTATAGGCAGATGGTATCTTAAGCATCATCGCAATAGGCCTAAAGTAGACAAGGTGTGGGATGAAGATGGTATGAAGAGGAGAGAGAAAACCTACTCTTACGAAGAACTCGTAGCAGATGACAAGGCAACGATAGAAGCGTACAACAATAGTCTACATAGAGCGCAGAAAACGCACAGAGGTATGACAAAGTGGGAAGTGTTCTTACACAAGCAGAATCCAGATACGAAAGAAATTCAGGAGTACAAAATTGCAAGGTATTTAGGATCAATGACAAAGACCACAGTGTTGCGATCCCAGTATGTCAAAGTACAGCATGAGAAGTATCGGCTTCCTAGTTCACATATATTAGGAAGGCTTAAGCCTAACAATTACAAAGTACTTGCATACTACTTGCCAGAGAATGACGGAGATATACCATCAGTTTACATTTTTCAAGACGGTGTATTTTTATGTAAGTGCGATAAGATATTAACCTACAACACATCTACTGCAGAGGCAACAGAAAAAGACAAAGAGATTTACAGAGAGCAAGCTAAGTATGTCAAAGAGTTTGACACAATGATCAAGGATGGGCGCAAGAAAATTAGCAAAGTAGCCATCCTACCCAAGGCACAAACAGAAGAAGAGGAAATGACAGTATCAGGCTATCCAGAGCCTCTAGACATAACACCCGATTCTGAGATGGAAGGTGAGTGGAAAATCAATCCTGATTATGAGGACCCAGAATACTGGAGGAAAAGAGCACAAGACGAACTATAACTATAAACCTATTACCTATGAAATTGAACGAACATGTTAAACAACAAATTATCAATGCCATCATACAGGATGGTAAGCAGTATGATTCAGCAGCTAAGCAAGCGCGTGTACTGGGCATTAACTCATCTCAGCTATCTAGGCTTAAGAGGCGTGACATAGATAGAGTCATCTCAGAAACTAAATGGATAAGTATAGCACGTAAACTAGATGTTACTATTGATGTTGCGGCCAAGTGGAAGACAGCACAAACACCAGTGTACAGTTATTTGCAATATCAACTAAACAATTGCCAGTCAAATGGTGTATCTGGGCTACTCTGTGATCAGGCAGATATTGGCAAGAGTTATTCAGCAAAGATTTACTGTAGGACTAATAAGAACGCAGTGTATATAGACTGTTCTCAGGTTAAAAGCAAGCAGAGATTGATTCGTGAGATAGCTAAGCAGTTTGGATTAGATAACATTGGTAGGTATAAAGATGTCTACAGGTCTTTGATCTTTTACCTCAGGACTACAACGAAGCCTCTGGTAGTACTAGATGAGGCCGGAGATCTGGACTATCCAGCATTTTTAGAACTCAAGGCACTATGGAATGCTACAGAATTTATGTGTGGCTGGTATATGATGGGAGCTGATGGGCTTAAACACAAAATAGAGCGCAACCTAGCCAACAAGAAGGTGGGATACACAGAGATATTCTCACGTTTTGGAAACAAATACCAGAAGATCACTCCTGATGGAAGAGAAGAAATGAATGATTTTCTCATGCTACATACGACACTTATCAGCAAAGCAAATAAAGGGCCATCTAACATCTCAAAGTTATATGCCTCTACCAAGGGGTCTATGAGACGTGTATTTATTGAATTGAGAAAAACTAAGAAGTCAGCATGAAGCGAGCGATAAGTATACAAACGCTTAAAAAAAAGAAGTATGTCCTATTACCATTTAGGAATGAGTGGAAGTCTAGTATAGGGATACCAGAAGACAGAGGTGCATGGATGATATGGGGTAACAGTGGAAATGGTAAAAGCAGATTTGTAATGCAGCTTGCGGAATATCTAACAAATTTTGGAAAGGTACTTTATAACTCTAGAGAAGAAGGGACATCATATAGTTTCGCAAAAAATGTAAAAGAAGCTGGAATTACTACTGACAAAATAATGATAGTGAATGAAAGTCTTAAGGAATTGTCAGTGAGACTCAACTCTAGCAGGTCATCTAGAATTGTGATCATTGACTCTGTTCAACATGCTGGATTCAATAAAACAGAGTATACAGCATTTAAGAGAGACAATAGTAATTGCCTATTAATATTTATCTCACATGCAGATGGTAAAAAGCCAGACGGACGTACTGCTGCATTTATTAGATATGACAGTGCAGTAAAAATATATGTAGAAGGTTACAAGGCGATGGTGACAACTAGATTCGGAGGCAACGAGGACTTTATTATATGGCCAGAAGGTGCAGCAAAATATTGGGGAACTGCCAATAAATAAACTACGAGAAATGGATACTAAGCAAGAAATAAAACAGATACATCAGGAAGCTCTTAAAAGAATTAATGGCGTGGACGCAGAGGGCCTATTCTGGATGAGATTAGACCTAGCAGATGATTTCTTAATGCAAGTTATAGTGCAGGATAAAGAGTGCAGAAGATTGAGAAGTAATAAGTTATTCTGGGAATGGTTTAATAGAATCTTAAACACTTGTGAGCGACGTACAATTGCTTACATGGATGAGCATAAGTTTGATATAATGGATTACGCCTGGTACAAGTTTAATGTAGGATTCTACTTGAGAGACTTTATGCACTATCCCCCTAAGAACGTTATTTCACCATCCAAAAAAATCACTAGAAAACGTAAAAAGCAAACAGTATGAAAACACATTACTTCACTAATGAGACAGGAGAAAAAACACCAATCTACCCGACTCACGGTAAGCTCCTGCAAGCGCAATATGAGCAAGCAGCAGCAGCTAAGCTAGTTAGACACATAACGCACGTAACTAAAATTTCCCATATAAAATAATCATCATGGCACGTAAGAAAAAAGCAATAATCACAGAAGACATCACAAGAGATATCGCGGAGGAATACTTCGCAGAGTACAGCAAATTAGATGCTAAGATATCCAAGATACTAGCAGATCAAGATCTCAAGATCGCTAAGATCAGAGAACAGAAACAAGACATCCTTACTGAGCTATCGGAAAAGAAGGAATCTTACTTTGATAAGCTCTATCATTTTGCAGAAACAAATCCAGATAGTTTTGCCAGTAGAAAATCTCTAGAGATGATGCATGGTAAAATAGGATTCCGTACAGGCACGCCTAAGCTTAAGACGCTTAGAGGATTTACCTGGGCTAGTGTGACTAATCTCTTGCAAGAGTTCTTGCCTGAGTATGTCCGTACAAAAGATGAGCCTAACAAAGAGTTGCTTATAGCAGATCGGGACAAGCGATTTATAGTAGAAAACGAGGACGGCAATACAATTCACGTGGAACTCGCAAAAGGAGAAGAAGCCCCTGAGGACAAAGAAATTATAGTCATAAGCGACATGTTCACTAAGTCAGGTTTTGAGTGTATCCAAGATGAGACCTTTTTTGTAGAACCTAAGAAAGAAGAAGAACCAGTTTAAGATAACAAATCATCCTGTGAACGGATCAGGAAGGAGGCACAAGCTGATGATCTCCTGATCCAATTTTTTAAAGTACAAATCAAATAAAACCTATGGACTTATATAAGAAAAAAATGATTCGCAAGCTTTTTAAAGCTGTAGGAATGGAATCTAGAGAAGTTTATTTGGTAGCGAAGTTTACAGACCAGAGAACACCTAAAATAGATGACATGGAAAACAGAGAAGCTAATCTACTTATAGCAACACTCCAAGAAATTAAAGAGGCGAAGTGTAAGAAGATGCGAGCAAAGGTAGCCCATCTTCTAGGAGTGTACGGTATGCAAGACACAGAAGGGAAACTGGACTGGGATAGGATCAATAAGTTTATCGTGAACATTGGAAATAGAAATCCGAGTCGTAAGAAACTCTACTACCTAGATCCTAAGGAACTCAGAGAAGTGCTGACACAAGTAGAAATAATGGTCAATAAAGATATAGTCAAAGAGGCTGCAAAATAGATTTCGTCTTTTTGTTTAATAATTAGTGCGGGCAGCTCTCCCCGAGTTGCCCGCCAAATTACAAAGGCATTAAAATAACATTAAAACTAAATAACAACACCGATGAAAATAGGAACTAAAATATACATAGAAGAGCTTGAGCAATTTGGTGAGGTAACAGGCATCATGCATGGCAGACCCATTGCAGCATCTATTAAAACAATCGATGGCGAGAAGATCATAGAAATCACAACGCTTACAATAAGAGTGGTGACACTCTTAGCTAAGATTTTTTCCCTGGTAAAAAGAATATTCTAATGACAATTCTAGAATACATCCTGGCAGAATGGTACGGCGAGCGTGAAATAGTTGGAGAGCGAAGCAATCCACGTATCCTTAAGTTACAACAGGAGTACGCACCTTGGATAGACAATGACGGAGAAATAGCCTGGTGTGCAATGTTTATGAGTCACTGTTGTAAGGTTATTAATTACAAGTTACCTAGCCCCATACTGGCTGCCAGACAGTTTTTAAGCATCGGTGTAGAAATTAAAAAGCCAGTCATGGGAGATCTAGTCATTTACTGGCGCGGTTCACCAGGTGGATGGAAAGGGCATGTAGGTGTCTTTATTCGAGAGCAAGATAATATCATCTGGACATTAGGCGGTAATCAAACGGATGCTGTTACGATGTCTGCCTACCATTGTTCAAGAGTGTTAGGATACAGAAGAGTTAGGACATAAA